TACAGACGAAAAGAAGCTGGATTATGTGTAAATTGTGGAAAGCCACTTGATATTGCCGGGGTTAAATGTAGCAAATGCCACGACAGAGCAAACAAAGATAGACGAGAACTTATTAGTTGGTATAAAGAAAATAGAATATGCCCTACATGCCGTAAAAACAGTCTTTTTGGTGATGAAAAAATGTGCATTGAATGTTCAGCAAAACGCTATACCCAGAGAATGTCAAGATACAATGCCAATCCCGAAAAATTCAAGGAAAAAGATAGAATCGAGCAAAAAAGCAAGTATCAGAGAAGAAGCAATAACGGATTATGCGTTTATTGCGGTAAAGTTAAGGCAGATGAGGGATATAAAACGTGTTCTAAGTGCCGTAACAAACTTAAAATCAAGAAACGTATAAGAGACGCCAAGAAAGGCTCAAAACTCGATGCTAAACGTGAATAGGTAATGAATGGTAAATGCTGGTTTTGCGGCGAACCGGTTTATAATCACTCAAAGTTATGTAAAAAGCACTACAATAAGTCTTTGGAGTATGCTAAGAAAAGCAAGGAAGCGAGAATAAAAAATGAGCAAGTCGGAACAACGAAGATTTCAGGAACAAATGATGAGAGTTCAATTAAACAGGCAGAAGAATAAAGAAAATAAAGAAATGTTTGGTAATGCCTTAACAATTCTGTTGTGGGTGCTGCACGATAAATTCGGATTTGGAAATAAGCGACTAGAACGACTTATTGATGAGATTGATAAATTCAATGAAGATTTCAATGCAGGGCTTATAGATCCGAAAGAACTTATTGAACAGTTAGAAGAAGAGACAAAAATAAAAATTAAATATTAAGGAGTATGGCTTATGAAGTTTTCAAAACTTACTAAGCCGGAACTTGATGAAATAATTGAAAATGCCAATTTTACCGAGGAAGAAGAGAGAATATTCAAACTTCTTTCTCGGAATTTTACACAAAAAGAGATAGTCGCACGATTATGCGTATCGCAAAGAACTCTTGAAAGGAGAATAAGGAACATTAAAAATAAAATTGAAAGGGTGTGCTGTGATTGGAATTAACAGACAAAGAGTTGTTGAATTATGTACTGGAGAATGGTATTATCTCTCGTGACGATGTTCAAAAACAAATTGAAATGAACGAAAGGAAAAAATTTTTAAAAGCACACAATAATGAAATCTGGCAAGGAAAGGATAAGAAGTGGTATACATACTTGCCAGACGAAAGCACATCAAGCGGCAGAAAGCTGCTAAAGCGTTCAACGCAAGAGTCTCTTGAAGATGGAATTGTGGAACACTACAAGAAACTCGCTAATGAACCTTTAGTTAAGAGTGTATTCAAGGAATGGGTAGACCAAAAACTTGAATACCACGAAATTAAGAAGCAATCATATGATAAGTATAATGATAACTTCGCCAGATTTTTCACTAATGAAGCATATCACATGGCAGATAAGAAAATCAAGTACATTACAGAAGATGACTTAGAATGCTTTATTAAAACTGTTATTGTCGAATGCAAGCTTACACAAAAGGCATATTCTGATATGCGAATCCTTATTAATGGCATTTTTAAATATGCCAAGAAAAAGGGTTATACCAATCTAAGTATCACACAATTTATGGGAGATTTGGATTTATCACGCAGAGCTTTTGCTAAAAATGTGAAAAAGAAAGAAGAGCAAGTGTATTTCGAGGATGAAATTCCAAGAATCACAGAATATCTATGGCAACGATATGATATAAGGAGCCTTGGATTATTACTTATGTTTGAGTGCGGAATGAGGGCTGGCGAGTTATCGTCACTTAAGTTTTCTGATATTCACAACACTGTACTGAAAGATGGAACTATTAAACATTATATTTCTATACAAAGAACAGAAATTAAGGTCAGAGATGAAAATGGGAAATGGGCTAAGATAGTAAGCGACTATCCTAAATCTGACGCAGGATTGAGAGATATAATTATTCCAGATAAAGCTGTAAATACTGTTAAGGCAATTCGCAGATTAAATCCTTTTGGAACTTATATGTTTGAAGAAAAGGGAGAGCGCATAAAGGAACAAGCATTTAACAGAAAGTTGCATAAGATATGTAAGGCACTGGACATTAATTATCGTTCCACGCACAAAGTCCGCCGGGCATACAGTGTTGCGTTGTATGATAATTGCGTGAGCGACACTGTTATAACAGAAATGATGGGGCATACAAGCATTGAGACAACAAGAAAATATTATATTTACAGTAATAAGACTGATAGAACTAAGATTGAGCAAGTTAATAATGCTATCAATTATTAGGATTTTGATTACAAAGTAATCAAAGTAATCAAGACGCAAAGCCAGAAACCCAGTAATAGAGCGGAATAAGGGAGTAGTCAATACAGTTCGATTCTCTCATCCCCTGCTATTTTTTCAAGGAGAAGAAGCACTGCAAACCCGCATAAACACTGAATGAAAGGAGATTTTTTGAACATCGTCTTTTTGCAGAAAAATAAAGAGGTAATCAAGAAAGTAATCATAGAAGTTTAGCAAACGCCGTAATGGCGTTATTTTTTTGCTTATTTTTGGCGGATAACTGTCGGAAACATGACGGTTAGTCCGTCTTTTTTTATGCAAAAATATAACCAGAAAGAGAGGTAGTGCGAATGTTTTCTGATGAAATTAGAGAAAAAATCTTATGCAAAGAAGAATTGCAGAAACTTGACTTAGTGACATTATCTCTCGTTATCCACGCAATTGAAGAAGTCTTGGAGGAGGTAAAAGATGATAAACAATCCTTATCAGACAACACCTATGATGAATAATGGATATGTACCACAATATGGAACATATCAATACAATCCTATGGCAAATATACAGAGATTTCAGCCGCAGGAACAGATACAACCGCAAATCCAACAACCTATGCCACAGCAAGTAGTGGGCATTAACGGAAGAATGGTACAGGCAGTTGAAAATATTAACGCTAATGAAGTGCCTATGGATGGTTCAATGGCGTTTTTCCCGAAGCAGGATATGTCAGAAATTTATGTCAAGGGTTGGAATGCTGACGGAACAATTAGAACGATTGTGTATAAGCCTTATACAGACCCTAAAGATAATCAGACAGTAAATTCTATGGCTAATGCAGAAAACGCTAAATTTACCCTGTCAGACGAAAGCACACAGCTATTCTTAAATAAGTTTGAAGAGTTATCAGAGAAAATAGGACAGTTAGAAGATAGATTTGATAAATCTTTAGGAACGCAAAGAAAAGCTTCAAGAACTCAAAGCAAGGGCGGTGATGAAGAATGAACCCAATTAACATTTTTCAGATGATGAAAGCTGGTCCGCAACAGTTTATACAGCAGATGATGGGAAATAATCAGATTATGAGCAATCCTATCATGAAGAATGCTTTAGGAATGGTACAAAGCGGAAATATGAAAGGCGTAGAAGAATTAGCAAGAAATTTATGCAAAGAAAAAGGTATACAAGCAGATGATTTTGTATCGCAAATAAAACAAAATATAAGACTTTAAAGGGAACTATATAAGTTCCCAATAAAAGCCTTTATACATTAAATCCTTATTTGCGTATTTATTAAATGTTTGGGCACATATTTTCTCTTCTTTTTCAGCTTCTCTCATAGAGTGGTAAGTTTTTATTAAAATATGATTTTTGTCGTATTTTTTAATAATTTTTGCCTGCTTATATTCGGGCAATTTAACTTTTCGAGAAAAAGACCAAAGAAAACCGCCAGCACTTCTTGAAGCTCCATTGCAACAATTTACGATGGAAGTTGAAGAAATATTGGTTATTCTGCTGGCTACATTTACTCCATAGAAAGTATTTAAAAAATTTCCGTCAAGGTCAAATTGAAATACTTGCTTTGATTTAGCCAAAGATATTCGATATCCTAGTGTACCATAACTCATATTGTACTCGTTGGTACACCATTCCAAATTATCAGAATGGTTATTGCTTGGATTTTCGTCTTTGTGGTTTACATATGGATAATTGTTTGGGTTTGGGATAAATGCTTCAGCAACTAATCTATGAACAAAAAATGACTTACTTGTATTATTTTTCCTTAAGGTAACTTTTTTATATCCTTTTGGATATGTATTTAGGGAGAGTATTCTTGATTTT